TTGTGCCTGAAACTGAACGGCTGCTTCAGCCAAAAGAGGGTGTGTTACCCCCGTTGCGCCCCGAAAAGGCTCCGTTCTTTCTTCATAGTTAAAGCCTAACAACTCTAAACCATTGGAATAAGCGTCTTCCCAATCCTGTCGAGAGGCTTTATTGGAGTGATATTGCTCCAATAAATCGTTAGAAACACGTTGCATAACCGTATCTGGCAAAAATTCTGCCAAATTGTCATAAAAATCGTCTTCTCTTTCGCGACTACGGAAAGGATCAAAATCTAAAGTAGCACCGCCATCTTCTTCTTGAATGATTTCAATGCCTTCAATATCTGTAATTTGTGCCAACCCGTTAGGTAACGCTTCTATTTCTACTGCTTCAACGTCTTCTTCGGACAGCATCCCGCCTTCACGGTCCATCAACGAAACTGGGGGTCTATCACCATTTGCCATAATTATTTACCTAAACGTTTGGAACATAGGAGGGCGCACTGGACCTGTTGCTCGTAATTGTGGAGGAGGAGGTCCCGGCCTAAGATTTTGTAGTAACCCGCCAATTCCCCCTTGCAACTGGTTGAGTTGAGACGGGCCTTGCGATATACCCCCGCCACCTACGCCCAAATGTGAGCTTAACTGGTTAACCTGCTGTGTAACATTTTGTAACTGACTAGCCAGTTGCTGAGTATTGGGTTCGGCTACCTGCCCTATTTGTTGGGGAGGTGGCGACGGCCGCAAGGATATCTGCCCCATTTGACCGCCCTGAAACCCGGCTGTAAAAGAATCCGGTCCTCGGGTTCTTATGTCGCCAAGAGCCCGACGGTCCATTATAGGATTACCCATCGATCCGGGGCCATCGTGTGTGGGTTTATTACGCCCCGCTTGCAACATATCGGGCATAGGTTGACCACCTTGTTGTGCTTGAAGCATCTGCATATTTTGAAAAAGGTGCTGTTGAGGCATTCGGGGTAGCTGATCCGGAAGAGCGGTGGGTTGCTGCCTTTGTTGCTGTTGATACTGCCCGAACCTTTGGAACAGGGCCTGAGCAAAAGGACCTTGCGGTTGCGCTCGCGCTTGTTGTATTTGTTGTTGAAGCGACGGCCTATTTACAAACCCACCATAATTAAAGTTTTGGACGGGGCCTCCTTGTGCGTAGCCTTCACGAGTTTCTCCACCGGGCTCTTTTAATTCAATAATCTGCACCGCAGTCCGTGAAGGCAGGTTGCTTACCATAGACCGCTGTCTTCCGCCTGACGGCCATTGAGACTGGTCGATCTTCTTACAGTAAGGCTGTCCACCCTCAAACGCCAACGTGTAGTACGCAGGACACTGGTATTGTTGCTCATCTCCTAAGCCATATTCACCCACTTGAGATTCTGCGTTGCGCGTATCCAGATTTGCGGGTCCTCTGGTATTCGAGTAATCGGGAACCCAGATCGACTGTCCCGTAACCGGGTTAGTAACATAACGACCCTTACCCGTTTGCTTTTGCGAGCCAAACTCTAGCTTGGGAACCAACTCCCCTTGTGATTGGCCCGCGTCTTCACCGCCGCTACCGAAAGTCAATTTTGGCATGGGTTGGAATACTTTAGCCTGGTAAACCCCCTGTTCTTCCATTTCTTCCTGAGTCATTCCCTCATATGGATAAACAGTAGGTTTAATTTCCATCCCTTGCGTAGCTGCATATCCACTGGTATACGGGTCGATCATGTCCCCTACGTTAAGATCAACGTTTGGATTTATGCCTTGACTTTGTAACCACTGTTCATACAACGCCCCTGTCGTGCTGGAACCGAACTCTGTGCCATCACTGGCTGTATACATGTCCATAGTTCCATAAGGTGGCGCATTTTTAAAAATTTCAGATTGGTAAAACGGATGCGAGCTGTCCAATCGATTGTCTTCTGTTCTAGACGTAACGTTGGGGTCCGTCATATCCACAGGGGTAACCGGTACACCAAACTGGCTACGGTCAAGGGTATCTGGTGTGGGTGCTTGAAATACCGCCGTGGGCATCGGGGCTGCTGCAATAGCCGCTTCGTTTGCTGCTCGATCCGCGGCTTGTTGCGCGGCAAGTTGTTCTGCCGATAAAACCTGAGAATCTATGTTTTGTTGTGCGGCCAACTGCGCTTGTTCCTGTGCGGCCAGTTCTTGCGCTAACTGTTGATCCAGTGCAATTCTTTCCTGTTCTTCTGCTTGCGCCGCAGCTTCCGCAGCCGCGGAAGCCTCAAGAAGACGTTGCTGTTCTGCTTCCGCAGCTACCCTAGCCGCCTCTTCTGCCGCTAACTGTTCTGCCGCAAGTTGCTCTTGTGCTGCAAGGTTCGCGAGCCGTATACGTTCGGCCTCCGCTGCCGCTGCTTCTTCCGCGGCCCTTGCTTCCGCCAATTCGTTTGGATTTTTAAAAGGCAACGATACGGGTGGCGTCGATGGTTGCGACGTGGTCGTTGTAGTCGTTGTAGGTTGCGTTGTAGTAGGCTGCGTTGTAATAGGTTGCGTAGTCGTTGTAGTAGGCTGCGTTGTAGTCGTTTCAACAGGAAGAGCCGAAGTGAACGGAACCGTCGGGTCACTTGCCGGGGCATCTTGTAACGTTTCCTGTATAGGAGGATTAGCCGGACTATCTTCAATCGGAGACGTATCGGCCGGTCCCGAAGTTCCTTGTTCTTGTGGAGGAACGGTTGTGGTAGCCGGTACACCCGTATCGCCTAAATACATAAATTCGTTATTTTCCGGACGGCCATAACCAAGATCGTCCATCTGCAACAAACCAGCTTTATAAGCTTTTTGCTGCGCTTGATTCAAAGGAATAGGGGGTAACGGGGCATCATCGGCCAAGGCTTCTGCCGCCATTTGCGCCTGTACTTCTTTTTCCCGCTCAGTCATTTGACCACCGGTCGGAACATTGAACGGGTTAAAATTACGCGGGACCCCACCCTCAAACATTCCTTGCACAGGAACGGTTCCACGTGGAACGTCTAGCCGTGCCAAAGGACCTTGACTGTAGCTGCGAATCAAATTCGATAAGCCGCGTGAAATAACTGGTCTGTTCATGTTGGTTACCATACCACCTTTTGCGTAATCGCGGTCAGTTGGATAGCCCGCTTCTTTTCGTAGTGTAAAGATTTCCCGCTCTATTTCACCTAATTGTTTTCTAAGTCTTCGTATCGTAGGGGCCTTCATTCCCGTGTCTTGGTCTAAACTTCCCCGTATGCCGTCTCGTTTTGACAACAGTCGTTTCGCAGGATCGGGCATTGTAGGAGGTCTTCGACCACCCCCACTGCCGCCGCCCATTCCCGGTAATTCCATCTGAGGATCGTTAGGGTCCATCGACATAGACAGACGTTCGCCGGGCATATACTTTTTATTACTCCCCTCAGACAAAGAATATATAAGCCCTTCTTCCGGAGACACCATAGCTTGCGTGTCTTCTGGGAAAGTTTTTATTAATTCTTCCGAAGGGACCGCTTTTTCGGGTGACTTTGTTTCCCCATCAATAGTTAAAAACTTACTTGATGAGCCAAACTGAGCAGTTTCAGGGTCGTCAATTCCTTCAAACCTTAGTTGTGTGTTCCGAGCTTCAACTTCTCCAGGGTTGCCTTTGTACAACAAATGAACATTTTTATTTTGTTCTTTTGCGTATGTTTCATTTTTTACAATTTTTGAAAGGTCTGGCAAAAAATCATCAAAAGCATTATCGATAAACTCCGTTAACTTTTCTGCGTTATCAAACCCAAGGTCACCTAGCTGTGTGTACAATTTACTTAATTGATATTGAGATCCGCCGTAATTGCCTACAAAGTTTTTTTCATTTTCTACAAAACGCTCCACCTGTTCTTTTGTAAGCCCTTTTTCGTAGCCCTCTGATCTAAGCTTTTGTATCTTTTTATTTAACTCGGTAACCGCCGTTTCTGCTGCAGTAGGACGCCCCGCAGCTTTGTCTTCTAACTCTTGCGCTTTTTCTTGAAGCCAATTTTTAAAAGTGTATTTTACGCTGTTGAAATCTTCTCGGTTCAGTTCTTTTTTTATGTTGGTTCGAGGGGTTTTGCCCGTAAAAAACTTATAAACCTTATCGAAAACTAAATTACCGGGTTTTTCCCAACCAACGTCGGCTAACCGGTTTACAGCTTTTCTTTCTAGCTCTTGTCGGTCTTTTCGGGTTTGGGTTTCTAATTTTGTCAATCCCTCGGGCTGGAACATGCCCAGATTAGCGCCACTATAGGTCCCTTCAATATCCTGCACGGCATGTTGAATTTCATGCATCAACGTGCTCATCATTTCTTTTCGGCCTTCAGGAGTGTTTTCGTAAGCCTTTAAACCTATTAATTTTGTATCTGAATCAAAAAACCCTTCTGTAAACATCATTAAAGGAGGGGTTGGAATTACTCGATACGTTCTTAATTGTGGATATTCCTCAAACAATTCTGGAAAATCTATTATTTGTTCTAAAGTTGTGTCCGGTAGTTTTTTTAAAGGTTCTCCTTTGCTCCCACCACGTCCTGATTTAAGACCTTCTTGCGATGGATATTTGGTGTATCCATATCCCCGCAAGGTGTAATCGTCCAACATGTTAAAACCGGGGACTGTTAAATAGTCTCTTCCTCCCTGTTGTATTACCCGCAAACGTTGCATATCTAACAAATGCTTGTCTTTTTGCTCCGGTGTGAAAGTTTTGTCTATTTCTTGAGTTCGAACGTAAATTTCTTCCCGCGTAGCTGGCGTCAAAAATCTTGCGTTTTCCATCGGGATTTGATATCGGACTTTTTTGTCCAAAGAAGATCGATACGCGGGATACTTACCTTTTGGTTGATTTTGTTGATTTTCCCATCCTTGTCGAGAATCAAGCCCTTGATTTTCAAAGTCTTCAACAACCTTTTCGGCCTCGTCGCCCGATTTGCCCCTTTTACCTCCAAAAATACCAAAAGAGTTTTCTGGTACGTCAGCAAAGGCCCGCGCTGCGGGAAACATGGTAAGTGCGTCGGCAAACTGGCCGGGACGGGTAATGTTGCCTTCTGCATCCCTCGTAGTGATGTTTCCACGGGCCACGTTTTCTGCGCCGCCATAAATACTTTCAACAATAGCCTTGGGTAACTCCGGTAAAGAACCTATGCCCTGACGTACTGTTTTACGAGCCTCGGTCTGTTCTTTGTCGTCACCGAACAACAGGCGGTCACCAAACTTCAACCCACTACTGATCGAATCAACAATCGAAGGCGTTGCAAACCGGGTGGGACCGTACTCACCGGGGGTGTAACTGGTACGAACGTCTTCCTCAACGAACGCTTCACCATCCAGACCACCGGGGTTATACCGCTGAATTGTTTCAAAAGTAGACTGAGGCTCCCTAATTACGTCACGCTCAAAGGGCGTAAGCGGACTTAAAATCTGTGTAATAGGGTTTTCTTCAGCTTCCGGTATGCCACGAACAACTTTTGATGGGTCCGCCGGTTGTTCCGGAGGCCGTGGTTCGTTCATCCTGCCAAAAATCTCGGCATCCGCATTTTGCCGCGCCAACGCTTCCTCAAGCATTCGCTGACGCGCAAGGATTTCTGCCTGTGTTAAATTCGCTGGTTCAGCCATAATACGCTGCTGCCGATATCTTCATCTGTCCACTCCCAAAGTCTTCCCAGTCGTCACTGGGTAAACTAACAAAGTTGCCCTGTCGATACCGCATCAACGCCTGAGTAGTACTATCCACCAGGTCGTCGTGCGTTCCATTGGGAAACGATGCACATTCTTCAATCACTTCATGTGCCCACGTTTCATCCGGTGCCCAGATCATACCAGCTTCAAATAGCGGAGAGATAGCATGAACGCGAGAAAGTTTATCATTACCACGGCTTGGCGTAAAATTTACTACCGGAATGCCAACTTGCCGTAATTCGTGGGTCAAAGGGGTCCCTGTGGCTTTTGCTTCAATAATTACCGTTTCCGGCTCCCAATACTTGTAAGCCTCCAGCGCAATCTCCTTTAACTCCGGAAAATCCCACCTCCCCTTCTTCGCATCCATTAAAATCAAGTGAGCAGGTCCCCCCATCTCCTCGGGGTAAAATACCCCCCACGTAGTGATCGCACTATAGTCCGCTGTTTCACGTTTCGAGAACGCCGTATCATAACTCTGTATGACATACTGAAGATTCGGGATGTTCTCCCCCTCCCATACGTTCCACCACTCACGCTTCAAAATCGCCAAACTTTCCGACGTGGGTGCCTGTTGATACTGCGCGTTCCACTGATAAGGCGGAATCGACGCTTTAACCGACTCCAATTCCTCCCTTTTCCAGAATTCCGGCCAAGTGGGCTCGCCACTCGGTAATATGGCAGGTAACTCGACTACCTCCCACTGATCTGCGTTCGGATCTTTCGTCATCTGACGGATTAAGTTTCCCGTCATGTCCTTCTCGGACCACCGGGTTTGTACCAGAACTATCGCTCCACCCGGCTGTAAACGCTGTCTGGGACCCGCTGTGTACCATTCCCACGCATTTTCAAAACCACTGGCCGACATCGCCGTCTGCTCCGAGTGAGGATCGTCAATAATAATTAAATCTCCACCACGGCCCGCCAAGTTCGAACCAACACCCACCGCATAGTACATTCCACCAGATTTCGTGTCCCACCGACCAGATGCCTTACTGTCCACAGATAACTGAGTCCCTTCAAAAACATCACGATATTCGTCAGTTTCCAGAAGATTTTTGACTTTTCGACCAAAATTAACCGCCAATTCGGTCGTATGCGTTGCTTGAATGATCTTCATCGACGGATCACGGCCTATCATCCACGCAGGAAAGAGAAAAGATGCAAATTCACTCTTCGTGTGCCGCGGAGGCATGTTGATGATCAAACGCTTTAACTTGCCCGTCGCAATTTCTTCAAGCTTCTCGGCAATAATGTGATGGTGCCTTCCAGCAATGAAACCGGGCCACATACTACGGACAAATGGAATAAATTCTTTTTGACAAGTTTCAAGCTTCTCTAGCTGCTTTAAACGCAGTTCTAAGCGAAGTTGTTGAGTATCGTCCGGAGTTTCAAGACTAAGGCTCAAAGGGGTCCCTAAACACGTTTTAGGGGCTAAGAATAGCACTTTTTTTAATCAGTGAAAGCTGTTTGGTTTTTTATGTGATTGTTTGCGGAAAACCTGCACCTTTACACGTTCCCCAGCCAGCGCGGCGCGGCGCTCGGATCGCGGCCGCCGGGTCGAGTTTCCCGGCGCTTGGTTTAGCCTCGATTGTCCGGGGGACCCGGTGCGGCTGCGGCTGCGGCTGCGGCTCCGGATCGGATCGCGGTCGGGGGATCGCGGATCGCGGATCGGATCGCTGGGACATATTTTGTCATTCTGGGAAGCTCGGCCCTGGTGCTTAAATTTTGGAAGTGAAAAAAATGACTTCCACGAATCGAAAAAATGACTTCCACCACGGGCCGCGGGTCACGGTTCGAACCGCCCAGTTCCCAAACCACAAACCGCGGTACGTTTGGCGGGGGGATCGGGCGGCGGGCCGGGGCCTGTTGCACTCTTAAATGGCGGGCAAAAAAAACCCCGGCGAACCGGGGCAGATGCGGCGATCTTTGCGGGTTACAAGTTGTTCAACTGTCGCACCGCGTTGGTGATCTCGCGCTTAGGCAATGAAAACTCGATTTCTTGCACTCGGTCGAAATACTTTTCTTCGTTGTCTAAGGCGATCTGGTGCGCTCTTTTGAAATCCATTTCTTCGGCTCGGAAACCTTCGTCGACCCAGTAGTCAACTAGCCGCATGGCTTGGCCCCACTTCTTAACTTGTTTTTGCCAGCGGGGATTAATCGCGGTTAATTGATCCGCCACTTTCAGGTAATCCGCTTTTGTTAATAGATCCATTCGTTTCTCCGTTTAGTTGTTGAGCTGCCAGTATAGGACTAATCCTAGCCAAAAAAAACCCCGGATTGGTCCGGGGTCTTGTGGATCGGCTCCGGTCCTAATCGAAGCGGGCGGTTTTAGTTTCTCCGGTTTTGATATCCCGAAGGGTCACAACCCCATAAGGATAAACAAAGCATTCTAAGTGCCGTTCGTCCGCGTGAATCAATTTGACATAGGGGATTAGCGGCGGGTCTTGTTCGTCATCATCATCACCCTCGACGTGGGGACTTTCGAACGTGCCATCTTCTAAAACGGTGCCCGGCCACGGGTAACGATTGAACCCGCCGAATTGGTAGATATCGTCCATTCGCTGGGCGATCTCGGAAAGGGTCGGCCGATCCCCGCGGGGATCGTCAGTGTCGCAGCCGCTGCCGTTCTGAATTTCCCATTCATCAACTGCGCGGGCAAAAAAATCAGGGATTAACCCGCACGATTCCATGTACCAATCAACATTAGATTGGTCGCTTGTCGTGACTTCGGGATAGTCGGCGTTCGCCGTGGGGTTGAATTTCCATTCAAGGACAAAATTAGCGACCCGAAGATTTACTACTCCGGGGGTTTCTCGGTCGATTATGAAATCATATTTCATTTGTTGGTTTCTCCGTTTAGTTGTTGATCAAATTTATCCAATAAAGCGCCCATTCGGATTAGTTCCTCGCGAGCGGCTGCGCGGCTGGTTAGGTTTTCGGTCCCATGTTCCACCGCAGCGCACCATATCCTCGCGCACGTTTCCCAACTCGGTGGCGGCTGTTGTATATATTTTTTTGTTTCTTCCAATTTCGTTTCTCCGTTTAGTTGTTGAGCTGACAGTATAGGAGCAATCGCAGACAAAAAAAACCCCGCATATAGCGGGGCCGTTTCAGATCGTAGCCGGTTAATACTCGCTGTACATCAGATCGGCGTCGTAATCGTCGATATCATCATAATAATCGGGATCGTTTCGCTGCGATAAAAAGTAATCTTTATCCTGCAACAATTCGACCCAGATTCTACGCGCCTCCGGATATCGTTCCTTCACACCGGCCAAAGCTCTATAGGCGCTCGATTCCTTATCAAACGATTGATCCCCGGCGTTAAACTCCGACCCCGTTTCATCAATTCCCATAATGATATAACTCATGTAAAAGTTTCCCCCGTTTCTTCCCCCCAGAATTCCCGAGGGGCCAAACGCCACCCCGCAGAATCATACTCGGTTCCGCATTTCTCGCACTCGTTCGCCCAACTGTCCCATAACTGCAGCGGTGCTTTACAAGCGCACTCGATAATTTTTGCCTCGACAACCCGGTTAGTATCCGGGTCGGCAATTTCTTCTTTTAAAACCTTAGCTATCATTCGTTTCTCCGTTCTGTTGTTGTACATGCTTTTGAAAACTAGTCGAAACACTTAGCAGTTCGTTTCGTTCGTCTTCGTCTATTTCCCAGCGCACCCCGGCCAATCCATTTTCGGGGGGATGAACGCTGTAAATCTCTCCGGTATCACAAAAGGCAATTAGATCGTTGTGATATTGGTTTGGATCTCCGTTGTATCCGGGTCGAGAGATCATCACCAGTTTTACACCATCGTCTAAAACAATTAACTGTTGATACCCCGCTCGATAACCTTCGAATTCGCGCCCGCCGTTTATTAGTTCCATTCGTATCTCCGTTTTGTTGAGCTGACAGTATAGGACTATTCCCAGACAAAAAAAACCCCGGATCGGTCCGGGGCATAAACGAAGATCATTAAGCACCTGGGCATAAATTGTCAGGCGGCCATCGTTGCCAAATTAGTATGAACCACAAACCCAGTATCATCTTGTTTTGCCGGGCCTTTGGCTTTTAATCCTAAGATAACCGGACCGGCGTACAGGTTAACCAGATCGGATCGGTCGCCGTCGATTACGTTACGACCTAAAAAGGTTTTAGGAAACGGGCCGTTAAAGACTACCGATATCGGCACCTCAGTTTTCAAAGCTTTTTTAACTTGGTTTTGATATCTCGATACCCCGCTGTAACTAAACATCAGTTTATAATTTTCCGGGGTGCGGCCAAGTCTATGCGCGATCTTGGTGTAATCGTACCAAACCATTTCGGGGAATTTCTGTGGCAGGTCGTATTTCTCCCACGAGATAT